TGACCATGACCTATATGTGGGAAGCCCTGGATCTGCCTCAAAAGCATAGGGAAATCGCACGGTTGATCCTCCATTGTGGTGTATGCTGGATGGAGATCATCTATGATGAGACCCGACCTAGGCGTATGACGGTTCCGCAGACCGAGATGTCTGAGGGGTCTGTGGTCCCTGGTATGCCTGGACAGGCCGGGATCAACATCCCGGTGCCTAGGGAAACAGAGATACACGATGAGCGCGGACGCCCTATCTATACGGATGAGCTGGAGTATGGGGATATTGCCGCAACGATCATTAGCCCGTTTGAGATGCACCTTCCTCCGGTTCATTGGTGGAATGGAGATGATATGGGCTGGTGTCTGCGTGAGTTCTATACGAGCGTAGACCTATTGAAAGACAAATACAAGGCTCCAGGCCTGAAGCTTAAGAAGAAAGATGGCTGGCACCTAGACAGACTAGACAAGGCAGGCACGGTCAATGTACGGAACACCCCCGTCTGGTGGTGGGAGCGACTGACCGATATGGTTGAAGGCTCAGGGCCTTCTGTGTATGTTGGAACCCCTGAGACCTGGGATGGATACACCACGGTTCGGATCTTTGATAGGAAGCCGAACTCTACGTGGCCTAGAGGTAGGACCGTTATTCTTGCTGGAGATCAGGTGATCTATGACTCCCCCAAGAAGAGAGGCGCACGGGCGTATGACCCGCGCTGGCCTGAGCGGTGGCATCCTTATATCCGGTATCGCTGGGAAGCAATGCCCGGAAGTATCAATGGTCGTTCCCTAGTATCGAAGCTCCTTCCTAAGTTGAAGAGAGTGAATGCGATCGATACCACAATGATCATGTGGCGCAGGACCGTACCGATGTCAGCCTGGGTAGTCCCGAAGGGCGCACAGCCCGTTGAGGATCAGTGGCTAGGTAGACCGGGGCAGATCTGGGAGTATGATCCCAGGAGAACTGCTGGTGCTGCGCCAGAACCTATTTATCCGCCTCCGTACCCGGCTGCGGCTGAACAGGAGCGCCAGCAACAGATCTCCGAGATGGAGGCGATTGCTGGTACAGAAGAGATATTGAGGGGACAGCGCCCGACAGGGGTTAACTCTGCTGCGATGATCGACATTCTTCGCAAGCAGGCCTTGGCGGCTAGGTCTCCTATTCTACAAGAGTGGGACGAAGCACTACAGAAGGAAGGCACAATCATCCTTCAGGAAGTGATCAAGCATATCCGTGATGACGATCGGTATGCTGAGCGGCTTAGGGTTCTGGCCCGCGACAAGGTTAGTACACTGGCGATCAGGAGCTTCAGCGGTGCGGACTTGAGCGACAACGTCATTGTCAGTATTGATACTGCATCTATGGCGCTGGCGAGCAAGGAAGCGAAGCAGGCTAAGGCGATCGAACTGATCCAGTATGCGTCGGGCTTGGAGAACATGCCCCCGCCGCTCCGTGCTAAGATCCTTGAAGAGATGGGTTACAAGGACGCGATGATCCCGCAGGGTGCAGACGTGAGCCGTGGCAAGCGGATGATGGCCTGGATACGACAGGAAGCTTACGCGATGATCGTACCGATGCCTGAGGATGATCCATTCATTCTGTACCAGATGTTCACGGATGAGATGAAGTCCGATGGATTCCATAACCTGAATGAGCAACAGCAGATGGTGCTTCTGGCTTTGATTGATATCTATAAGCAACAGGTTGAGTTCAAGAAGCAAGAGATGATGATGCAGCAGGCTGAGGCACAGGGTGGAGGAGGGCCACAAGGTGGCTAATCTAGGTCATGCGTGGGCGGTCTTACGCAATAGGATCACTGGTAGCAAGACTAAGGCCATAAAGGCTCTTGGAAGCATGAACCCCAGGATGCGTAAAGAGGTTGGTAAACAGCAAGCCGCTGGACGTAAGGGTCGTAGGAAGAAGGCGTACCGGCTTGGGGAGAGGCCTCGGAGGTTGTTCTAGTGGCACAGACTGAACGCCAAAGCTGGTTGTATAACGGTGACATGTCACAGGGGAACCCCTTTACAGAGGCCCTAAAGACAGAGACCGACAAGCTGTCTTCGTTTGTAGGGAGAGGGACGCCAGCCCAGAGGAAAGCAGCTCGGATTGCGAAGCGAGCAGACAGGAAAGAAAAGAGGCGGCAACTGAGGGCGACTAGGAAACTTGATAGGCTAGACCGTAAAGGTGCCAGGAAAGCGAAGCGGGCAGGGACGACGTACACACCTCTTCCGCGACCGACCTTAACAGGGCCTACCGTTGATATCTTTCAGCTGCCCTCCCTGGGAGAAACTCAGTTTTTCACCGGAGGATCTCACCAACCTTCGATGTGGAAGCCTGGTGATTTGTACTTAGCAGGGCCGGGACAAACGGAGATGGGATGGATAGGTACTCTGACTCAAGCACCGGACTCTAACAAGCACGCTGGGTCAGGGCACATTGATTTTACTGTTGAAGCGTATGCAACACAAGAGACTCGTAAAGAAAACTGGGATCAGCCCTTTATGGCCTTAACCGGACATCCTTCAACTCCGACTTTGAACCCGAGCTATAAGCAGATGTACAAAGAAGTTGAAACGAAGGGGTTCGCAAATAAGATAGTCAAGAAGTACTTTACATGATTTTGTTTCTTGACCCAGACCCGAAGCGTGCAGTGCTGGCGTTTCAGAGAATGAACGAAGTAGACCAGAGCAATACGATCTGGTGCAAGACGTACTTAGAAGCACAGACGACGATTTGGAACTACCGTAACGTACTGACAGAAGTTCGATTGGAGCATGACCTGGGAGAGCATGCTTATATGAACACAAGGTCAGAAGAGTCAGGCATGGAGCTGGTGAGATACTTGGAGAACTTGAGCGCACATTACGCACCTGAGTTCCAGGCCTTGAAGAAGATACAATGGACGGTCCATACGCATAATGATCATGCTGGGCCGATTATGGTAGATCGAATGATTAAGATAGGACTCAATGTAGAGTGGATCCCATTTGGGATGTAACTAGGAGATAGCATGGCACACGACGACAAGAAGTGGTACAGCGGCGTAGCTTCAAGGACTATCGACAAGCACGGTAGGAAGATTAAGAAGCTGCCCAAGCACACAGGGTGGTCAATGGACACTGGTACGCCCAAGCGTACAAAGAAGCCCCGTGCTATTACTACACCTGTAGACTCTCCTAGAGCTACCACTACCGCTCCTGCTGCCGGTGCAACGCGCCCGAAGAAGGTTACCTATGGTCATGGCAAGGACAAGGCTGGCAAGTCACTCGGCATCACTACCGTTGTAGACGCAGGACACAGCCCCAGTGCAGCTAAGCTCAAACAAGCTACTAGCATGGCTAAGAACCAGAAACCCAAGAGCGGCAAGAAATTTAAGTTCGGCTCCAACCTTTACGGTTCCGGCCCCCCTAAGGGTAAGTGGGGACCGCACGGTCCGTACCGACTCCCTGATTATGCTAAGGCTCCTCCGACGAAAGCTCCCGATAAGGCCTCCACTACGTCCACGGGTTCCTTCTCCGCTAAGGGTATTGCCGCCGCAATCGTCGCAACCACAGCAGCCATTACTACGGGTGTGATCGCTAAACAACAGCTCAGTGGTAAGCCTCGCCGGAAATCAGACGCAGTAGCAAAGCGTAACACCTCTCCGCAGATCCAGGCGGCGCGAGCCCGTAAGCCTATCGATCCTGCGAAGGTCAAGGCTATTGCTATTGGCGCTCGCCGAGAACACGGTGATCCTTACAAGGCTAACAAACAGCGTGTACAAACCGCGACCAAGGCGTTCGCTGCCAGTGACAAGAGAGCAGTGGTAAGAGACATAAACAAGAGCCCCGCAGGAGGCCGAGGTAATCTGAAGGGCAACGCACGCCAGATCAATAATGCCTTTGACGCTGCCGAGCGAGCTGATTCTAAGGAGAAGGCGAAGTTCGAACCGCCCAAGTCTCCCACAGTAGAAGAGACCAAGGTAGAGGTCTCTGAGTCTACTCCGAGAGAGTATAAGCCGCAATCCGTTGCATCTAGGGTCCGAGATGCGTTCCGTCCTGATGCCGAGTTAGCTGAGATTCAGGCTGCACGTAAACGAGGACGAGCACCTTCCGCTCCTGCTGCGCCTACGATCTCTTCAGCACAACCTTCAAAGAAGCAGCGCATAACCGCAGCCTCCAGTGATGCTAGAACAGAAGCTCTCGCAGAAGAGCAGGCATCGCGTGCGGCTATCAAGGCCCCCGTGACCGCGAAGGTTGAGACTCCCGTTGACGTTCCCGAAGAGCCCGCCAAGAAGCCCAATGTGGTGAAGCGTGCGGCCAAAGCTGTAGCCAACGCGGTACCTGCTGTGACTCCCGCTAGGAAGAAAGCGAAGAAGGCAAGGAAGGCTGCTAAGATCACGACTCCGGTAGATCCCAAGCCCGCAGCCGAGGCTAAGCTAGAGACCTTTGCAGAGCAAGCCCAGGATCTATCTCAAGCGGAACGCCAGATTGAGATCTCTAAACGAGAAGCTGAGCTAGAGACAGCGCGTGCCGGTGCAGCACAGCGTGTTGCTAACGCCCAAGCTAAGCTAGCACGGCAGACCGCCGCAGCAGCACAGCAAGGGTTGGCTACTGACGTACCTATGCCCAAGCCGAAGACACAAGCCGAAGATCAGGCCGAAGCCGCATCCCGTGCTAAGGCTAGAAAGC